GAAGAACTTCTATAACTCGGCGTCGGCCTCGCGAAATCGTGGAGCCGCTGCTGGACCTATCGATTTGAAAAGCAAGTATTGGAAAAAGAGAAGGCCCACGGAAATCCAGGGGTGGTCGACGCGATACAAGCAGGGTGGGAAACTCAGTAAGATGCGCGTCAATAACAATGTTTTTAGCAGTGTCTTGGGCTACTTCGAGAAGACGCCGTTTATGGGACTTCCGTGTCGCTTAACATCGTATACTCAGAAGTATTTTGATGAATACAAAGCTGGGACTCCATATATCGAGGCAATTGATGACTTATTCAAGCGTCTAGTACCGGACCGCTATAAGGCTCAGTACAAGCAGGCCCATGCGAACCCGGCTTTTCAGATCGCAGATACAGCGTTTTCATCTGTGACGATGAATCGGAATTTCCGTACGGGTCTCCATATGGACGATGGAGATCTGAGGGCGGGGTTCGGAAATCTGTCTGTGATTCAGAGAGGCAAGTATGAGGGAGGATATACGTTGTTTCCGAGATATAAGATTGGTGTAGATCTGAGAACTGGGGACTTCTTGGCGATGGATGTTCATGAGTGGCACTGCAATACGGAAATAAAAGAGTCTGAGACAGACAAGAAATTCAATTCGGAAATACCGGATGTATATCTGAATGACCTCGAAACAGGTACACAGGGTGTGGATAAAAAGTACAGTAGGTTATCGTTTGTCTGTTATCTTCGTGAAAAGTTAGTCAAGTGCAAGGCCAGCGAATCTATGCCGTATTACAAACGCATTGGCTATGACCCGAAGAAAGAGACGCTGACGAAACCGAAAAGTGGCATTGGAAAGCGTACACGTAAGAAGGGTAGAGAGTATACTGAATGATACCGTGGGGTTCTAGCGTGGGTTCTTAATTTAAGAACCCAACGGTAGTCCTGTGAATTTAAAATTCCTGCTTTAGACCCATGGACATTTAAACATGTAGCTCTATTATAGAAGGAATGCCTAAGATGCAGAGTATTCTAATGAAAGAATTACAGGAGCGGTTTACAGACTATAAAATAACTCCAATTGGAACTACGCGTCATAAAAATGTGTTACGATTATCAAAAGATGGGCACCCTGCATTAGTTGCTAAAACAATATGGCATGACGCATCAGAACCAAAAGGGGATATGGGAATAGAAGCACAAGACAAGGCCTATAGAACAGAGGTGAAAATTCTTAAAATGCTTCCAAAATGGTGGGGGCTTCATCTTGTTGATAATTTCAAGACCTCATTAAACCGTGTTATTGTTACAAATGAAGTAAAAAATATTCCGTGGAGTTCATATAAGAAAGGTGCAAATGATATAGTGATAGCAGAACGTTTATTTAAGCAAATACAATGGCTCCATCTACACAATATATCACATAACGATTTAGAATTGAAAAACATCCTTCTTGCTGATTCTGCTACTCCTTTAATTATTGACTTCGAAAAATCAAGCCTTGCGGCTAAGAAAAAACAGATAAAAAATGATTATACTATGCTCTTGGAAAATATGAAAGAATATCCTAATACAGAATCAATCGCCACTATACTTGAAGGTATTTCTAAAAAAAGAGGAACACGTCGCAATAGAAAGAAGCGCTTGTAGCGAAGTTAATTACCGTGAGGTTCTTAATTTAATAGCTACGCTAGCCCCTAAGGTCAGCGAAGCATACACGTAGTGGCAAATAATGACACTTAATAGGTCAGACTCGCGTAGCGAGTCTTGATATTAAGGTATGCGCAGCAATTAACTTTGGCACTATGTGGTATGGTATATTTTTTGACATACTTTTTTTAAAAAAAGTATTTAGATGGACATCGGTCGTGCCGAAAGAATAGCAGATGTAATAAAAACAACAAAGCAGCTTGGAAAGAATATTAAGAAGCCAAATGTATATGAAACTACAGATCGTTCGGTGGAAGGTACTGGTATTATGAAAATTCTCATGTATTTTGTCGCAGGTCTTTTATTAATTGGGCTTATTTTACTTGGCGTAGATCAATGGATAACACCTATCTTTATACGTACTCCTGGAGGCAGAGGGTATATACCGATACCCGGCACAGATTTATCACAAATTAATTGGACATCAGCGAATGATATATCAAATATTGTAGTTGGTACAGCTTCTGCGGGTACACCCTCTGCGGGTACACCCTCTGCGGGTACACCCTCTGCGGCTACACCTGCTAGACCATCAACAAACGTCATAGTAGGCCAGTCGTCATTCAGTATAACAATGGATGTATTCATTGCCAGCAATGCCAATACACTTGCAATTACTACCTATAACAATATGAATCCTACAGTTAAACCTAAGAGAACAATATTCTTTTTGGGTACATCAACCACAAATTCAACTACAACCAATACAGCACTTGGTAGCGCATCGGGATCGGGCACAGGTGCAAGTGAAAAAAAGCTCATAGTCGAAATGGATAGTTATATAAACAATATATATATAACAGCATATAACAAGACTAGCTCCACATCAGAATCTGCTATTATTGAAAATGTACCTATGAATATACCATTCCGCCTGGGTATTGTTGTATCTCCCTATACCCTTGAAGCCTATTTGAATGGCCGTTTAGTCATGACACGTCAATTAAAAGCTTCAAGCATTCAACCCAGTACAAGTGATATTATTTATGCCCCAAACAATATTCTATATACACCGCCATCAGGTACTACAAATACTTTTTCGTTAGCAGAAGGTATTAAAGTTATGAATCTACGCACATTTGGATACGAAGTAACGCCTGCTGAAATGTCTGCTCGTATGTATGACCTTGTAGCAGCCTCTGTAATAAATCCTCAACCCAAATAGATGTCTTTAGATAAAAAAGCACTCTTTACCTTTGGTCGATTTCAACCTCCAACCATTGGTCACAAGATTTTGATTGATTTTATAGTCAATACTGCCGCAGAGCAAGGCGCGGACCCTTTTATTTATGTTTCGAGTACGCCAAACAAATTAACTAAAAAGAATCGTGATATGAAAGTTACGGGTACATATATAAAAACGAAAACAAATGAAAACCCATTGTCTGTCGATGTAAAAATGAAGTATTTACAAAAGATGTATCCCGATACAGCGTCAGTATTTATTAATACGACGGAACATGGGTGTACAGGTATATTTGCCATTGTTGACCACATCAAGTCGCAGGGCTATACTTCCATTACAATGGCAGTAGGAAGTGATAGAGTAGAGTCATTTCAACGGATTCTCAGGGGGGTCGGCGTCACTGTGATTTCTGCAGGAGATCGCACTATTGTGGCAGGAACACCTTCGAATGCCAAAGCAATGTCAGGTACAAAGATGAGAGAGGCGGCGGTAGCAGAGAAAGTCGAGGCATTCAAACAAGGAGTGATGATTGGTTCAATGACAGAAGAAGATGCGTTTACCTTATTGAATGCCGTACGTGTCGGACTTGGGTATGATCCTATTGTACGAACCGAAGGTGGACGATATTTACGGACTCGTAGGATACGCATTTTGAAAAAGAAGAAGTCGCGTAAATATAGGCTTCGCCTCGAAGAGCGCACCTAAAAATTGATATCTCAGTGTACGTACTTTACAAGTACACATGCCATATTCCATTCGAGAATGTGATAATCGTAGATACTATACAGTCACAACGCCCAATTGGTTTTGTGAGTGGATAGTTGGAGGAAAGTATATAACTAGGAAGTGTTTGACGACAAATACTGAACTTGATATTCTAAACGAGGTTGATTCCATAGAAATTGGTACACTTTTACCAGAACTTCTAAGCGAAGTCAATGCGGCCATTGATGACTGGAAAAAGGCCGGTGATACATATGCCCCAGTTCTACTTAATAAGGAAAATATCCCCATGTATGTACAGTATGCGGTACAATAAAAAATACTAGGTTCATGTAGATGAATCCTATATGGATAGCACTGATAAGTATTGTAGTTATATATCTAGCATACAAAATAATACTATATTGTATTTCGTTGACAAAACCGTCGAATAGCCTTACGAGAGTAGGGCCTGAGAAAACGGCATTGTCAGTAGCGAGTACATTAGTAATACCTGGGGATCAATTCTCAACGGCATGGAATGGAACATCGGGTTCAACTTTATTCTTTTTCGTATATCCCTTACTAAGAGACCGTACATCGCAGTCATCCTCCGAATATGCTACGGTATTTACTGTGGGGTCGATGCTGTCTCTAAAACTATTGGTGGCACCCGACGCAGGGAGGGGGTATAGTTTAGCTCCTGCGCAACTGAATATAAATGTCGCATGTAATCCCACATCTATTCCCACATCATGTACTGCTACAACGCGCACAGATGGTGTAACCGAAACAATTGATTTGCCTGAGATACCCCTTCAACGCTGGACTGCTATAGCAATCGTACGAGATGGTAGTAAATTCAATATATATTTGAATGGCAAACTGAGTACCAGCCATATGTGTACGGCAGCGCCTATGTATATTACATCCCTTCCGTTGACTATTGGAGATAAGAGATTAGGGGGGGATATAGCTTTGATGAGCATAGCATCATATGCCTTACAGACAAATGAAATCCGTACGGCGGTAGCCAATTCCGTTGATACGAGTGGGGCCCCATATCTATCTTCCGGTATATCGTTACCACTCCCTAGTTTATCCGATATTGAAAATATAGTTACATGTCCATTTGGAAACTGCCAAGCTGTAAATCTTCCAAATCCACTTCAACAATGGTCGTCACCATATGCCTAATAAGAAATGCCAAATATTATATATGAATCTACCATAGAATGGATATGACACGCATGCTAGTTTCTGCCATTGTGTTAATTCTTATCATTGTAGCCTTGCGTTATTTATACACATGGCTAAATGGATCCAGTGATGCCCAGGATGTTGTAGTATTTTCTCCAGCGGGACAAGGGCTGGTTGCAAATTCAGGTGTACTAACATTATCGTCGAATAGTCCTGCTTCCGCAAGCGTTGGAGCTGGTATGCCCCCCCCTCCACTGTATGTTGGTGGTGAGTTCTCTGTAAGCACATGGATTTATATTAATAATTGGACATCTAATACTACGGCTAATAAAATGTTTTTAACAGTCTCAGGGAATGGAGGTGGTTCACTCTATACACTTGTAATGTATTTAGGAATGCAATCAAATAAACTTGGTATACGTGTAAGTAATGGAAGTGCCAGTGATCTTCAAGCTGTAAGACTTACAGGAGGTGCGAGTGGAAATGTAGCGCTCATAAACAAAACGAGTGGTATCCGTCTTTCATATATGGATGATGATTTTGAGATGTGTGATATTGATTCAATTGATCTCCAACGTTGGGTAAATATTGTGGCAGTTGTCAGTGGAAAAACGATTGATGTATATATTGATGGTAAACTTACACGCAGTTGTGTATTACCCTACATATATCAAGTTGAACAAGGTATTAATACCACTGTTCAACTCGGTGGATCATCCTCACCAGGTACACCGTCAGAAAGTAACGCCTGTGGCGCATTAGGATTTGGTGGCTACATTGGCAGTACACGCATGGCAAATTACGGCTACTCTCCGGATTATATTTACACAACATACCTCAATGGGCCACTTTCCAAATCGATGATAGGGCAACTACTAGGAATGTTCGGTATAAATACGATGCCCAAAATTAAAGTCACGGCGCCAACAATTTCATTCGTTTGAAATTGTATTGAATAACTAGATAGTATGGCAGATGCTCAAGGAACATATACATCGTATTTTGGTTCTGGTTTGGTCTCGCAAATTCTAACTGCCTTGGCAGTTATTGTCATTCTATATTTATCACTCGCAACGGGAGAATACATGTACAATACTTTCATGGGATTGTGGAATAGTCGTCTTGAATTGTTCCCTAATACATATGCCTCAAGTGGAAAAATGTATACGGCAGTCCAAGATCCTAGTAGTTCAAAACCGTTAACGATAACGATGTCTACGAATCAGCGTTCCGGCATAGAATTCAGTTATTCTATGTTTATAAATATTAACAGTACAACATTTTCGAATAGTAATTCTGACACAAGCCTACATCATATTTTACACAAGGGATACAATCTACCCTATCCTTTGTTAGGCCCTGGAATATTTTGCTTTGGAAGTGCGAACACTCTGCGTGTCTACATGAATTGCTATAATACATGGAATAGCTATACTGATATTCCAAATATCCCTGTGGATAAGTGGTTCCATATTGTAGTATCATGTAAGGGAAATACTCTCTATGTATATATCAACGGAAGCCTGAAAAACAAGATGGCACTCGCTTCAAATACACCACCGTATCAAAACTATGGGAATGTATATTTGTTTAGCCCTCGTAAAATGACAGTGCCAACGTCTGCTGTATCTTTAGTTCCCGACTCTAATCTCGGCAGTTCAACTGCCAGTAGTCCATTAACATTTAGTGGAGCAGCACGAGGAATGGTTAGTCGAGTATATTACTACAGTTATGCCTTGACCTCGAGTGAAATCCAAACACTAATGAATATGGGACCATCACCAAATATGAATGGTGCTGATATGAGCATATCACCCTATTTGGCTGATACATGGTGGACGAATAGTCAAGTGGGTTAAACCGTAAGAATCCCACGGAAGTTAGTTCATTCACTATCTAAAAAGCACTCTTCTTGTTTCAGTGTAACAAGAAGAGCGATGACAGGTGGAGGCCTATATATATTGGTCGCATATGGTTCTCAGAATATTATTCTGAGTGGAAATCCAGATTTTACCTACTTTTATTTGGTTGTAAAGAAATACAGTCATTTTTCCTTCGAATCTGCGACTCTACAAGTTGATGGTCCGCAGGAATTATTCTTTGACCAGCCGATTCAGATTCGAGCCAAGATTCAGCGGATTGGAGATCTGCTATCAGATCTGTATTTTACCTTCACACTTCCAGACATTTACAGCAAATACAATTACACAGCACCTGCGAACCAATACGAATTCCAGTGGGTCAGATATATCGGTGCTCAGATTATCCAGGATGCTTCGTTCTTTGTTGGGGGTACACTCGTTCAACAGATTGATAGTGATTATATTATCGCATCAGCCCTGACAGATCAAGATGAAACCCAATACAACAAGTGGCAACAAATGGTGGGTGATGTACCTGAATTGTATGACCCGGCGAATGGCCAATACTCCGGCGAAGTCGGTACCCCATATTCTCGTACTCCAGGCTTATATCCAAATGTCTACAATGCTGATGCCATAGGCCCGCAGACGAATTTTCCGTCAATTCCTGCTCGCGAAATAACTCTGCCACTTGGGTTCTGGTTTTCACAGAGTCCTTCACTCTCTCTACCTCTCATTGCTCTCCAGTACCATGAATGTGAAGTACAATTAACACTGAGGCCGATTCAAGACCTGTATACGGTTCTAGATCCAAATGGACTCCGAGTGCGTCCTGGGAATACTACAGTTTCTACAGAATCGCAGAGACAAACTGGCAATGTCTCGTATGTACCGAATTCAGACCCTGGTATGCTTCTTAATCAGTTTTTAACGGATGCTGGGTACACAGTGCCGACACTCAGTACATGGCCTTTGAATGCGAGATTACAGGCGACATATATTTACTTGACGGACGATGAAAGGCGCAAGTTTGTAACGCACCAACTGACATATCCAGTACGTCAGGTTACACGGTATACATTTAATAACAATACTACAAGGCAATATTTTGAGCTATTTACCCATAACCCAGTACCTCGTCTTATTGTTATTCCGAGACGGTCTGATGCCATTTCAGGCAGAAACAGTTGGACGAATTACACGAATTGGTGGTTATATCCCTTGGCCCCGTATGTCCCTACACTGAATGATTTACCAGGGAATATTGGTCGATCTGGTCTACTTGTCGCAGCAACACAGCAGGATATTATACGGCAAGTTCGTATACTGTGTGATGGTAATGAAATTCAGGAGATTAAACCTCTTCAATATTTTAATGAACTTTCCTCGTGGAAATACGCTGCTGGAGTATTTCCGCCAGGATTGGCAATTTATAGCTTCGCTCTCGATACGTCGAAATGGATGAAACCCAGCGGAACTCTTAATACGAGTCGTGTCAAAATGTTTCAGATCGATGTTGACATGTGGCCTCTGTCATCAACTAGCAACTTTACAATGAATTATGTAATTTATGTGGAAAGTCTGAACTTCTTTGTTGTCGAAAGTGGTATGGGTGGAATGAAGTATGCCACTTAACGCTTTTTAACACTTTTTAACGCTTTTTAACGCTTTTTCAAAAAAGCGTGCCAAAAACACTGCCAAAAACACTGCCAAAAACTCTGCTAAAAACGTAGTCAACGCTTCTTTCGTGTAACACCTCGCTCTTTTGTTGGGTCCATGAGGCGGATCTCAGGCATCTTAGATTTTCTGGTAGGGTTTTCTTTAATCCAACCAGGGTATTTCTTCATCATAGCTTTGATTGTTTTGTGCTCACGCTTGAATCGATTGCCAAACTGAAGCCCCCCAGGTGTCTTATATACGGCGGTCTTCGGCGCCACGAAATTCAGACGTACGACCGCACCATCCAATTTGAAAAACTGTATGGTTCTCTGGTAATCTTCTTTTTCACCTTGGCCTATATCTATACGCACTTCTTTTCCAGGATTTATACATCCCCAGAATGGCCCTACACAGAATTTGAGATCAGTTGATACAGTAGGTTTCATAAAGAAACCATTGGCGCTCGGATAGACACCCCAGAATCGACAATCGGCCTTCTTACATTCTGAAAATCCTCGTTTAATTGTATCTTTTAGACTCCGGAGTTCTCTCTCATGTCTCTTTGTTGTTGATGTATACTCAATAAAACCAGAGATATCATCGTCGCATGATACTAGGTGTGTTCCTTTAGGGAAATGATCAAATATCCAATCCCGTACTTCAGGTAGGCCCGGTACGCCTACAAGAATCTTCCCATAGGTTTTTGAATCTAATACTGCTTCGTATGCCTCTTTCTGTTCTTTGTCTGCGACAACGACTACAATATTCTCCTTTGGAATTTTATATTTATGGAGTACGGCGAGTGTCTTATCACGACATCCTTCTGGCCGTTTGTACGATGGAATGACAATGGTATATTCCATCTTCTACTGGTTAGTAGTTAAAAAATGGGTTAGAAAGACCTATTCTTCATTAGATGAGTTTACCAACTGTCAGCCCCTTAACAAGTATTGGCAATAAAATACAATATTTGATTGCCAAGAATATATCAGATCCCGATGCGAATGCCTATGCTCAACAGCAGGCGAGACAGCAGGTTCAGGATTTGGCAGTGAAAAAACAACAGGCTAAACTTGATATCGCAGCCGCAAAAGAGGCTGCCGATACTAAGATAAAAGAAGAAGAAGTCGCTTCTTTGGCTGCTAGAAGCAAATTTGATACGAAACAGCTTATATCAGACGCAGCTATTGGTACTCTTAAGGCCGTAGGGATACTTATAATTGTATGTTTGGCATTGTATGGAGGTCATATAGTAGCAAATCAAGCAATTGGATATAGTGTACCATTTCGTATATTGTCATTTGTATACGGCAGTCTACTATCATTCTGGATACTGCCGAAATCATTGTATGATATATATTGGTTGAATAAGACTCTTCCGTATTACTCGTTTTTACCCCTGTCAACTTATATTCCGTCTGGGGATTTAGAAAAGATATTTTTGGGGCCATTTTGCTATACGGAGACAGGTGAATCTCGGGCAGCAAGGGCTGCTATGGAAGCGCTGTATTCGAATGCGTTTGCAAAAAGTGTTAGTGCAGCAACGGCGGCAGCAACGGTAGCAGCGGCAGCAGTCGGTCTAACGGAAAAGAATGCACCCAAGAATATTAATAGTCAAAAGAAAAATGTGACCAATGCGCCTGTGACCAATGCTCCTGTGACCAATGTGCCTGTGAACAATAATAGTAATCCAACAGAAATTAAAGCGAATGCCAATGAGAATACAAGTGATCCCGTAGTCAATCCGTCGAGACCGGTTGAATCTCTAGTAGAACCCAAGGTCGAGGAGCCAAAGGTCGAGGAAGCCAAGGTCGAGGAGCCCAAGGTCGAGGAGCCCAAGGTCGATGAGTCCAAGGTCGAGGAAGCCAAGGTCGAGGAGCCAAAGGTCGAGCAGCCAAAGGTCCTTTCTGAATAATCTAAACCGGCAACAGTGCCTTCTGATACACTAAAGAGGTTAAACAGCACTCAACATAATTTAATAGAATGCTTCCTTTTGTAAGCCTAATAACACCAACATACAATCGTAGACGTTTTATCCCTAGTCTCATTCGAAGCATGGAGCAGCAGACTTATCCAAAGGAGCGAATGGAATGGCTAGTGTTCGATGATGGCCAAGAGCCAGTCGGCGATCTCTTTGAGGCAGCAAAGTGTGTAATCCCCAATATCAAGTATATCTACAGCGATGAAAAACTTACACTGGGTGAGAAGCGTAATAGACTCAATCAAGAGGCTAAGGGAGATATATTAATCGCAATTGATGACGACGATTTCTATTTTCCTGAGAGAGTCATGACGGCAGTAGCGGCATTCAAATCCAGGCCGTCGGTAGACCTCGCCGGTTCGAGTGAAGTCTATATGTTCTTCTCCGATACGAAAGAAATCTATAAGATTGGCCCGTATTTCAAGAAGCACGCAACGAATGGTACAATGGCTTGGCGAAAGCGCTATGCTCTGAGTCGTACATACGACGAGACAGTCGCATTCGCTGAAGAGAAGTCATTTCTAGAAGGCTACAAAAATGATTTAGTGCAGCTTGATCCGATGAAGGTCATGTTGGTAATGTGTCATAGTGATAATACATTCGATAAATCCACTCTACGAACGACTGACAATCCTATGATTACAAAGACAAGCCTTCAATTGAAGGATTTTATTAAGGACCCCGTGTTGAGAGAGTTTTATTCTACCGCATAACGACCTGCGTAGTACAATCAATTTCAAATCTATAGACATCTAGTATATCTAAATGTCTCTACCTTTGGTACATAGCGGTATAAATCGAACATCAACGGAATTGTGGGCAGACAAAGCCGCTAGTATTTTAAAACAGAAGAATATCGATACTGACCACTTACAGAAAGTATTTACTCATATTTATTTTCCGTGGGATAAGAGCTATGATTCTGAGCGTCTCTATTTCTCACTACGGATTCAACAGCGTCCTTTATTTATTGTAAAACCCGTGAGCCTAGAAGAAATAGAATCTATCTTGAATTATGTCTATAAAAATTCACTGACAGTCCGCGTGTGTGGTGGTCGTCATAGTACACAATTACTATCTCCTGATGTTCTTATTGATATGATTCATTTCAATACGATTACAATGGAGGATGGAAATTTAGTTGTCGGTGCTGGTGCTACACAGGGTCAGGCGAATGAATACCTATTTACCCACAAGGGATTAAATTGCTATTCGCATTTTGGCCATTATTCGTACGGCAGAGGGAAATCAACAACAGCATACCCTGGCGGCAGTGCCCAGTCAGTCGGTATAGCAGGAATCTCGACGGTCGGCGGGATTGGTGTACTACGTCGCACGTATGGATTGACTGTCGATTCTATCCTGTCCTTTATTATAACAGTACCACCTACTACATCTCGTACAGCAACTACGATTGTAGCAACGCGCACTGAACATCCCGAACTTTTCTGGGCACTCTGTGGTGGAGGCGGCAATAATTTTGGTATTATTTTACAGATTACCTACGAATTATTTGAAGTCGGTGATGTAATTGCCTATACACTTACATGGCCATTTGAAGAAGCTAAGAAAGTCATTGACTTGTGGCATTCTACTTCAACGAGTCGGCCAAGTGATTTTACAGAAGAAATAAATATTTTTTGTAAATCTGGAGTGCTTGGTATATCAATTGATGGGTCCTATGTTATTCCTAAAGGACAGACACATACGGAAGCTGTTACAATTGTTACCGATACATTGGCCTATATGGGTGGGGATCTAACACTGAATCCGACATTCAACTACTCAAAGCAATACAAGGAGATGGTACATTCGCGCGTCTACAATAATTTTTCAATCCTCCAGGGCGTTTTTACAGATACAATTAATTCCGATTTTATTGTGAAGTCTATTATTGAAGCTAGTAAATTATCAGGGGATACAATTATCGAATTTGAACTCTTAGGAGGAAAGGTACAAGAGGGCGTAACGGGTTCGTTCGGCTTTCGAGATAGCAAGTTTTTTCTGAATGCGAATTGTAACTGGTCTGAATTGGTGGATACACAGGCACACGAAGGGTGGCTGAATGACTTCACGAAAGAAATTGTTTTATCGCACTGTAATGGGGTATACTTAGGATTCCCAATTGCTTTCACGAATATCCCTCACACGAAACAGATATATTACGGTAAACACTATAGTACTCTACGATCTATTCGTGATACCTATGACCCCGAAGGAGTCTTGGTATATTCTGGGACTATTTGATTTCCCCTGTTGTGCCTAAACACTAGTGAGTCAGGATACCTTAGAATACAGGGGTAATGTCACGGGATGATTCTGTAAATGCGATGATATCAATATATGAACAGCCTCTTTTGAACTCGTTAACAGAATTGTCAGAATGCGCCCTACAGCCACCACATATTAAATTGCCCCTACGACCTCATCAACTCGCAATGGTGAATGCCATCTATGAAAAAGAGAAGGCATGTGTGAATGGGTTTACACTTAACAACGAGACACACTATAGTCAGGTAGGAATTTTAGGAGATAAGGTCGGCTCAGGAAAGACTCTGATGATGCTTGGATATCTGTCGCATTTGAAGGCGAATCCAATATCGAATGTGTTTTCGAGAATTCACCATACATCAAAAACGACATTTTGGAGTCAGAAGCCTGTCCACGTTCAAGAGTGCTCAGGGAATACACTCATTATTGTACCTCATACACTCTTTCACCAGTGGAAGCACGCCATTCAACAACAGACAACACTGAGTTTCTTGGATGTCAGAACAACAAAGACAATCGATAAGCCGGATTTCCTTACGCTGATAAAGCAGCGTGATATTACACTTATGTCAAATACAATTATTCGACATTTCATGTCAGAAGGAAACCGAAATGCGATTCATTGGTCTCGTGTTATTTTTGATGAAGTCGACAGTATTCATATAACATCAACGGTTGAAATGCCTCCTGCGAATTTCTATTGGTTAATCACTGCTACTTG